AGAAGGATAAGCCTGATGTAACAGCAGTGTTCTCTTTCCCGGTTAAGGCCCCTACAGGAGCAATCACAAGACATGATATGTCTGCCCTTGAGCATTTAAAGATATGGCAAATCTATGCTGAACATTGGTGTGAACATAAGCCCAGCATCACAGTAAGTGTAAAGGAAGATGAATGGATGTCAGTCGGAGCTTTTGTGTACGATAACTTTGACACCATGTCCGGTGTTAGCTTTCTTCCAATGACTGAACATATCTACGAGCAAGCTCCTTATCGGGATTGCACAAAGAAGGAGTACGAGGAGTTGCTTAAACGTATGCCCAAGGATATTGATTGGAAGGGACTGTCTGAATATGAGAGAGAGGATAACACGATCAGTTCCCAGACACTAAATTGCACTGGGGATTTCTGTGAGATTGTTGATCTTGTTTGATCTAAAGAAAGGACATACATATGAAAGTTAAATACATAAACCATATGGGTGACGATTTATCTGTGGTAAACGCTGCCCGTGTATCCTTTGGTAAACGCTCTGTTGAACTAGGCTATGATCAAATAGAAATTGATGGGTATCAGAAGACTATCCCCCATGTTAGTAGTGTAGATCGTAATCTAATTAGATATCTTGCTATGCATAATCACTGGACACCCTTCGCTCATACTGCTATAACCTTTCATATCAAGGCACCGTTGTTTGTTGCTCGACAGTTAGGTAAGCATCAGGTAGGCTTAGTGTGGAATGAGATAAGTCGAAGGTACGTTGACACCACGCCAAAACTCTATACACCAGATGAGTGGAGGTTAGCCGCTGACGATAAGAAGCAAGGAAGCTCTGATGAAACTGTGGAGTACAGTATACAACCTGCTCATGTGTTTGCTCTACAGTGCTATCAGAACATGTTAGATGCTGGCATCGCACCAGAACAAGCACGTATGGTATTGCCACAGTCTACATATACTGAATGGTACTGGACAGGAAGCCTCGCAGCGTTTCATAGGGTATATACACAGCGCATTGTTAGTGATGCACAGAAAGAAACCAGAAAGATTGCAGAGCAAATTGCAGGGAGATGTGTTAAACTGTTCCCTATTAGTTGGATAAACTTAGATGAACATGGGGAATACCTTTAAGTCCCACAATATTTTAAGGAGTAATAAAAATGAAACAGGTAGACATTACACTTGACATGATTGATAACGCCCGTCAGAAAGCATCTGAAATGGGTAAGCTTAATAACTCTATTTTATTTGGGAGAGGAAACCTAGCTGGGTTTGTTGGAGAGCAGATAGCTCTGGCCTGCTTAGGAGGTACGTGGGAAAATACATATGAGTATGACCTTGTAACACCCAGTGGTACAAAGGTAGATGTAAAAACTAAACAGACATCCGTAGAACCCCTACCACATTATGAGTGTAGTATTGCTAAGTATAATACCAAGCAAGACTGTGATTTTTATGCCTTTGTCCGGGTCAAAAAAGACTTGACAGAGGGGTGGTATCTAGGTAAAATTGGTAAGGAAGAATATTTTAAGAAGGCTTCCTTCCTACAGAAGGGGGATGTTGATCCTAGTAATAACTATACCGTTAGGGCAGACTGTTATAATCTCAAAATTAATGAATTGGAGGGACTGTAGTATGGCGCGAAGTAAGTATTATTATGAGAAGTACTCACGGCCACCGTTAAAGATACAGTACAAGGCTGGGTACGAGGTCTTTAAACAGGCTAAGCAGTGGACTAAGCAGCTTGTCGGGGGAGCTACTATCGTCACCACCGCCAACCCTTACCCTAAGAATACTATGCAATTCAAGGAATGGGAAAGGGGGTATAACCGGGCGTACTTCGATAGACTGAAGGAGAATGAACGGAATGAAACTAACTTCCAAAGACAGGCGTATAATGAAAACCATTTTTGATGAAGCGGAGGAATACATGAAAGAAAAAGGAAGTGCCTTTACGTTTGATGATTATCAAGCAGAGGCCAAAGAGACAGCTATCTATCCCCATAGTATGAAGATACTCTATCCTGCACTTGGCCTGACAGGTGAAGCAGGAGAGGTAGCCAATAAGGTTAAGAAGATTGTGAGAGATGGCATAGATAAAATGCCGCCGGATTGGAGGGAGAATATTGCAGAGGAGCTTGGGGATGTACTATGGTATTGTGCGGCCATAGCCACTGACCTTAATATGTCGTTAGGTCAGATAGCTATGCGTAATAAGAATAAGCTTAACTCACGTAAGAAGAGGGGTAAGATAGGTGGATCAGGAGATAGGCGTTAAAGATACTTAGTTCTGTAGAGGGCTGTCACTACCACCAAGGCCAGTTGCTATAGCATAGTCACTCAAACTTTCTAAGTCCTCTGAGTTTGTAAAGACCGGCCAACGTCCTTCTGTTTGGTAAAACAACTTAACACTGGCATTTCTTCTATCTTTAGAAAGCCTACGATATCTTTTCTGTGCATGATATGTTTCCATAGCTGTGTCGTCGCCTTCATACGCAGCTATACTGGCCTCTGCTATGGCAGTCCTCTCCTCTTGTAGCAGATCATTAGTAAGGGGCCGCAACGCTGCTCTAACATGTTGATCTTCCGTAACTTCCTTTTTATATTCAGACTTTGCTGTTTTATAATCAGCCCTTAGATCAACTTCTTGCTCTCTTAATATCTCGACAATACTAGGTAATGCCCCTTGTATATATGCATTTTCATATCTTTTTATAGTAGGAACTTTAGACTTACTACCTTCAGTCCATTCAGCATAACCTAGATTATGTAGGTACTCCATATCTGCTGAGTCTCGCTTCCTGAATGATAGTCCGGTGAGTGCTTTTATTCCGGGGAACATTCTTTTATCATTTGGTTGACCTATACGAACCCGTTTAGGCAATGCCCTCTCTTCCTCTGGGGTTAAACCAAAACCTCTAGCTTGTAATGGACGCATTATTTCTCTGCCCGTTTGCTCCAAGAAAGGTGCATCTAATTTGGGGTCTTTAGCAACATCCTTAAATTCTTGTGTTCGTGTCCCTGCCCATTTCGCCGCTGCACCTTCCTGTCCCAGAAGGTGTTCACCACCTAACCATCTTTGTGCCTCTTTAAGTTGCACAAAGGGTGTCAACCATGACACTGCATAGCTTCCTATAGCCCTGCCTAATGTCTTAGCTGCCTTCTCCGTTGCTATCAAGTCTGTTCTGTCTACATCTCCTAATCCTAAGCCCTCCACCATCTCAACCAAATCAGTCATCAAGCCAGCACCAGTACCTGTCCTGATATTAGTACCTAGAAAGGTTTCAAGCAATTCTTTTTGATTGTTCTTCCTGCTCAACCACTCTCCTATATCTCCTCGCATCGCCTGTTTAGCTATTTCACCAACCATAAGCATCTGCCTCATTGGAAACTGAGGCGTTGTATCCACTACTGTTCCATCACTAGCCTTCATCATCTTGTAATCTGCAGGTGCATCTTCCATAGTACGGTACTGGTATGCAGCCGTAAAAGCTGCTACCCCTGCTATATTACGAGATATTCTCTGCCTATCTTTAGTTGTTAATTTAATCTGGGCTGCACCCATTTCTGGGATGCCATCAAATGCGGAAGATGCTTTACCTCCCTTCATCAAACTAATGAATTTTTTAGTTAAGGGTATGGATGCACCACCCGCATACTGTCCAATTAATTCCAAGGAGTTCATCATAAATCTTGGGAAAGGAAGCACCCAAGTAGCACGAGCAGGCCCAAAGCTAGCATTGGTTATCCAATTAGCAACTGCCCTACCCATCTTAGTATCTGGTTGTTTGGCATATGTAACATCTAATGCCAAGCGAGTACTGTCCTCAATCAGTTCATGGAAAGACCTCTTTCCCTGTGGCCTCATCGAATCATTTAAAAGACCAGTTAGTTTGCCTTCATTTAATGCTTCAATAAGATCAATTCCATACTCTCTCTTTGTTAAATTTTCTAACTGACCAAGGAACATTGCTCTACGAACCGTAAATTCTTGTAGCCTGTTGAATATATTTAAATCCATAACAGCGTCTTCGCCTACAGATAAAACACTATCCACTACCTTACCTGTCCTAGTAGTAGCCTGCCCTCTACCTGTTAGCATTTGAATTTCATTAAGATTGCCAAACAATCTATTATAGGTAGGCGCTAACTCCTTCTTATTTAAAATTAAATCAACGTATGCTTTAGCCTCTATGGGATTTCTAAACGCATGATGAAAAGGTTTAAAGGCACCCTTCCATGTAGAACTAGAAGCAACCGAACCTAATCCTTTTCTGAAACCAGTATGTTGAAAATTATACATAGCTGTTTCAGCTACGTTCTGCAATGCCTCTAGCGGCATACGTATGCCAGCAGAGGTTAAGTTCCTTGCGGCAGTAGCAATTTGAGATACCATCCCGCCTCTACGAATGTTCTCTATTCGTTGAGAGAGATTTTTAAGTGAACCATCCATTGCTGCCATAGCAGCCTTATTAGATTCATATAGTTCATCTGTTGGTCTAGCTCTACGGATTTGAGATAACTTATTTAAAACCTTACCTGCTTCAGAGCCAGTGCCTACTATGGTCATAACATAATCATCAAAAGAAAAGCCATACTTATTCATCGTGTCTGCAATTTCTTGCACACCTTTACCCGTAAGTTTTTTCTGTACGGTTAGGTCAAATAGATTATCTATTACAGTCTTACTATTATCCCAAAGATCAGGATTTGCCTTTTTTAAATCACTAGCTATACCTATAATATGATTAAACTTATCTGGATTTAATAAGGGGTTGGTTAAAGCATCTATGCGTTCATCAAATTTTCCTGCTGCCATTGCCTCTTCAGTCTGTTGCAATGCCGCCTGAAGTTTAGTTGGCCGACCCTCATATTTTTTAGCTAGTTCAGCAGCACGTTCTGCATGGTATAATTGTCTAGCTCTATCTTTACCCAGCACACGAACCTTTTCAGGATCAATTTCTAATAAACCAGTTCTCTTATTAACCATAGATATAGTTTGTGCCGAACCATCTGGCTGTTTAGGAAGGGATGCTTCAAATTCTTTGATTGCTTTCTGGGCTATGTCTTGGTTAGCTGCTGCCGCTTCATCCGCTAGTCTGCTTGCCTCTTCTGCTACTTCACTTCCAGCAAGCATTGCACGAGTGGGGCTTCGTCTTCCTGCTGCTTTACGCGCTCGTTCTGTAGCCGCTGCTGCTCTCTTAGCTACTGCTTCTGGTGTTTCCCGTCCCAGTGCTGCCGATACGGCGAACTTCGCCGCTCCTTTAGGGGCAGCAGCGGCTATAGCACCTACCTGTTGTAAACCAAGAGGATAAGCCATTTCCGAAAATTCCAAAGCAGCCATTAAAGTCTTACCAAATTTCTTAGTATCCGTTACTGTATCTCCAGTTAAAAGTTCACCAGAACCCATACCTACTTTTTGTAAGCCTTTATATACAGCATTAATACGATCTCTAAGAACTGGATTTTTATTTAGCTGCTTGACAACTACTTCTGCACCATCTAAAACAGTTCCGCCAAATTTCATTACCTGATTTAAAGCCCCCATAGTACCCTTAAATAACATAGGATGAACATCAGCCAGCATACCAAAAACGGAATCCTCACCAAAGGTCTTTTTTACTCCCGCTGTGTAAGAAATAGTCTTGCCATCGTCACCTTTTCTATATATAGAATTTTTATCCTCAAGAGCTGTCGTTATATTACCGATCTGTTCCCCAAACTTTTCCCTATAATCTTTTCCTGTTCTTTCTTCTATCCCCATAGCCCTACGTTCAGGTGGGCCATAGTTCGCATCTTTTACTGCTCTTGCCATCGCCTCTTCTGTAGTCAGGCCCGATAGTTTATACATAGCCGCTGATTTTTCAAGGTCCGTGAGGTGCGTGAGTTGTGTGGACATAGTAGGGTCAGGTATGTCAACGTATTGGGGAAGGGGTGCAGCCTCTGGCTGTGCTGTCTGTGCGGAAGGCTCTCTTCTTACAGTAGCAGCTTGTTCACGAGAGGTAATAGTAGATGTGTCTGCTGCCTCATCATCAGGTCGTGGTATACTCCACGGGTTTATTTTAGGTTTAAGTTCAGACTGGCCTTCAGCTTTTCGTTTGATATTTTCTTCTGCAAGATGTTCTCGTGCAGCATCTATGGATTGCTGCGCTCTATCAGCAACTCTATGAGCTTTATCCGTTGGTAAATCAAATCCTGTCCGACGAGCATCCACATCATCAGGTCGTGGTGTACTCCACGGCTTTCTTGCATTAGGTTCAGCCATATGCCTTACCTCTTACCGTGAAAAGGTTGTTTGCTTGAGATTATAAGTAGGCATTTGCTGTTCATTGGGGTTCCTCTTCCGTTGAATAAGTGCAGAACCATCCCATACAGCAAAATTACCAGCCTCTCCATACTCCTCCCAATTTTCTTTGAGAGCTTTTTGGCTATTAATTAACACAAGAGTACCGGGTTTTAATGATCTAAGCTTACCGATATCTAATGTCCCATCTGACAGTTTATGAGATTTAGGTATTGTATCATGGGTAGCCGACTTTGTATCAACATTTTTAAAATGCTTATTAACTTTGTTTGATACATAAGTGCTTTGAGCATTATACATAGACTGTTGCATGGCTGCTAGTTGTTGTCTGACTTGCGGAGCATTTGATTGCCCAAAAGATTTTCTAAAGTTAGTATACGCATTCCTACTTGCTTGATATACTTTATCTGATGTACCACCTTTTAATATTTGTATACGCCCATGTACATCAAGTTTATATTTAAGTCCAGCATCTCGCACGGCATCTGCCTTAATAGCATTAGCAGCACTTACTACATTAACATTACTAAAGGTATCATCTCCCGGTGTTGTAAGTCCCTTAGCCAGTAATTTTCCTCTAGCTAATCTAATATCAGTAAGTCTACGTGCTGTACGGTAATACTCATTAGAGTCTTCCTTCTGTTGAGATAGCTGATCATTATAGTGTCTTTCTTCTGCACCTAAAATATTATACTGTTCAGCCATATCCTTTGAAGACCTAGATGCAATGCTTGATGCTACACTAGCATCTATAGCTGCTCGTGCTTTAGGGGCATCAAATTCCCTAGCCGTTTTCAGGGCTTGCAATCTTACTTGTGTAGAAGCTTGTGTGTCTGCAATTTGTGCTGAAATGTTAGCAATTCGATCTTGTTCCCGCCTGTCCAGATAACCATATTCTTTAAGAGAGGTATCTATTGCAATTTTTCTAGCTCTATTTGCATCTTCTAAGCCTTCTACCTCTGCTTTACTTTTACGTAGGGCAGTCATCTCGTCTGGTGTTCGTAATAGACTCTGATTTATAGCGCCCGGAGTTGCAGCCCGTTTGGCCTGTACACTACCTGCGTCTGCAACTGGTATACCCATTGCTTTATACCGCTCAGACAATTGTTTTCTCATATTTCTAGGATCACCAAATAATGTTTTTTCTTGTTCTGCCGGTAACGTAGCAGAGAATTTTCCAACCATGGCATTCAATGCTTGCTCTGAGGTTAAGCTTCCTTCATGCTGAGCTAGAAAAGGAGCTACCTTATCAATGGTTATATTAGGGTCCACCCGCGAAGCCTTTAAAAAATTAGTCACAAAATCTTGCGTCATACTAACCCCGCCCGTCTTTTTAATTAGTAGTTCGGCTTTACTTAAATCTCCTCCCGTAAGACTGCTCATAACCTCAAGAGCCGTTTCAGCTTCTTCTCTATCCTTATCGTGCTTAATTCTTCGCCTCTCTGTATTCTCAAGAGCAGCCTTTAGCCCTGAATCAAACGCATCTCCTTGACGCTTCATGTGCGTCTTTAGTCCTTCAGTCAAGCCAGTTGCTGTTCCCCCAATAAGCCCTGTCATAAACGCGCCCATTTAACTTCTCCTCGCCATTAGTCCACCTAAACCAGCAGGTTCTTCTACTTCTTCTTCTTCTATAGTATTTTCCGCATCCATGTCTTTTATTTTCTTGGATGTATTCTTTCCTATATCTTCTAGGGTTTGATCTCTGAGCTTTCTTTCCATTTTTAGCTTTGCTGTAGTTACTAAGTTGTTGCTTACTCTTTCTTTATCTTTTCTTTCAGTGCCCATATCATAATCAATATCTGCAGTATCCCCTATGAGTGCAATTATTTCCATAAGAACAGGTAGTATAAGCATACTAACATCTAGCGTATGCTTACCTTCCATGACACTGTGAATTTGTATAATATTAGCTAGGTCTGTTACAGGAACTCCCATATCTAATACATTAACTATTTCATCTGCCATTTCATCTGAAGCTAATTGGGTTATATAATAATCTGCTACCTCTTCTACAGTGGTATACTGTGGAGGATTCTTATAGGCCCTACTTCCCGGTTCTGAG